GAACCGTTGATTTTGCCCACGGTTTTCTTGATATACAACAGATCATTTGGACTACCCACGCATCACTCCTAGCCACTGTTTTGCTATTGCTGCTGGACTATAATTTTCAATAGTATACTGTTGTCCGGCTTGAATCTTTTCTAGAGTCTTGCCAGGATGTTCTCTAGCCCAGCGGATGCCTTGCATCGCATCTTGTTGCCAGGTCCATGCATCAAATTCCACGTAACTTGCCAAGGGTGTGGTGATAACAAATTTGCCGCTGATTAATCCATCAATCAATCTATTGGCGCTTTTGGTATCAGTTCTATAGTTGGTATGCACCACTGGAATCAACACAATATCAGTAGAAGCCAAAAGCTGACCTTGCAACTGCCAATCCCATTCTAAAAAATGTAGTCTGTTGAAGTTAACGCCTGAAAAAGCACCACGCTGTTGACGCTCCTGCATTTTGTGTTTGATGCGATCAGCCTTGGCAGTGACCATGGTGAATTGATAGTTTTTGATTTGAGATTCCAACTGTTGCCAAAGTTCAACCCAGGGCACAAATTTCAAACTGGCACTACTACCAAACCATAAAAGATTAATGTCAGTGCCCGGAGCGAATCTAGGCTCTAACACTGGACGTTCTGCTGGATCAGGAATCACTGTGCTGTCTCTGCCAGTGGTTTGTTTTACACTTATGCCCATCTGTTCGCTGTTGACCGTGATAGCATCAGCCGCAGCACAACAGGGTTCGTATTCTTGTTTTTCGTCAAACTTGTTGTCACAGAGATCGTATATGGTATGGGCGCCACGTTGCTTGGCTTCTAGTATGTCTGTGGGCTGCGAGTTTTTTAAAAACACCACAGTGGTTGTAGAATCAACTCCTTCAAGACTACGACCACAGCTGGCATCATATCCCATGCTGGCCAAGGTATTGGCCATGAGCTCGCCGCGTAGTCTATGGCTAGCACGCTTGGTTTTGAATCTACTACTAAAAAATACAATTTTCATTTGCTGTCCTTTTGCCGCTTAGTATCCCATGATCCAATCGTCTTTGACTTGATCCAGTCTCTTCATACCAAACTGACGCAGTAGATCAATGGCCGCATGTTGATTGTCACTGTAGGTACCATGTGGTTTTTGTTCTACCACCACAATGGGCCTAGAGCCGCGTATGGTCTGTTCTGCGCCTTGTATGATTTTGTACTCAAATCCTTCGCAGTCTATTTTGATATAGTCAATGCCAGTGATATTAAGATCATCCAAGCGACGCACTGGCACTGTGCCTTGACCAAAGCTAGCAGGATCAACATGTGTGTGTCCCATGTTTTGTTCTGTAATGATCATATTGACCATGGTGTTTTCATCACCCAGTGCTATGGGCTGCACTTCAAAATTATTCTTGGTCACGTTGCGCAACAGACATTCTCTAAACAGTTCCACTGGCTCAAACGCTATCACATGACGGAACCTGTCACAAAGATCTTTGCTCCATAGACCAACATTGGCACCAATGTCCAAGGCCAGGTCAAATTTCTTTAGGTAGTTGAAACTGCGATCTCGCACTTGATATTGATAACGTACTGGTCCACCTTTGGCCACACTTTTGTCCAGCATTTTTTGAAAATGTGTTTCTCCATCGGGAAACCACCAACCTCTGTGTTCTTTCATTTTGGCCACTCTTGTCTAATAATTGCTTCGGCTGTGCCATTGCCCAGCTCGTTGTTGTGAAACTGCCCATAGGCCAGATGTCTACACCAGGCCTGCACAAGATCCGGATCTGGAAACCATGGATCGTCAATTTTACCAAGATCTCTGTTGCCCACTGGCAATGCCGCACTCACTGGTGCTGCTATGAAAACAGGTACACCACACAACACTGCTTCAACTGCGGCGTTGCTGTTGTATGTAACAACCGCATGTACATCTTGCAGTGCTGTACTGAAATCATTGGCAAGTCTCCGTTGACGATTTGGATCTCTTTGACGTATTTCCACAGGACGATCAGTGTGTTGTTTGATCTTGTTAATGGTATCATCAAGCCATTGCTGTAATTCAATGCCGTAGACCTGACAGGGTTTGACATCTGGCGCAGCAATTAATATTTTGCTGCCTGTTTTTTTGCGTGGTTCTGGACGGATACCTAGCTTCTCCCATCTATCTGCTGGACGTTCAATGATGTCACTGTGCTGTATGTTGTCAGGTACCACACGATGCCAAACCTTCCAACCATGAGGATTCAGTGGGTTAGGTCTGTTGCCAAAGTATCCTGTGTCCATGTACAGGAATGGTCTACCATCTGCCCAGCAACGTTTGTAGATCTTGTGTTTTAATATACCGCGTAAGACCAAGGGATCGCGACTGCTATTATAGTCCCAGCTCTCTAGAACAGTGGGTGCTTGTCGGGCGCCTTGTGCAAACAAATTGATGTATTCATCCACACCACCTTTGCTGAGGAATATCCATTTCATCTAAGATTCTGCCAATAGGATTCGGTACGCTGTACCTTGATATCCTGACGTAGACTTTGCCCGGCCTTTTTGCGATTATCGCCTTTGAGATGGTCAAGATATGCACCCCAGGCTGAATTGATCAGTGGATGCCCTTCACCTGGTGAGTTTGCAGGACTACGGCGCAGATCACCTAGGCGTTCACTCCAGTTCAGTTGACGCAGTCCATCAATACGAGTTCTCACAGCATCAAACACAAAACTATCATGCCATTCGCCTAGAGTAAAAATGCCATTGTCGGCATCGTTGTACATGCGCTGGAACTCTTTGATAAAACGTGTGGTACCTTTGGTTCCTATCTGCATGGCATACAATCCGCATTCGCTGAATTTTCCAGGTCTACCCAAAAAACATAGATCTTGGTCTGGTGGACACATGGTGTCCAAAAATTCCTCAGTAATAGGACTGTGGCACACCATGTCAGCATCCATCCAGAGTACCCAGTTACTTTGTGCGGTTTTTACAGCATGAAACACAGCATACACTTTGTGAGCAAAGCGCACAGCGTCCCATTTAAATGACTTGGCATGATCCTTGCGTTGTGCTCTTATGGGATCACCAGAGATATCTCCTGTGGCCTTGGGCACAGAACTCCAGGTATTTTTGAAAGTTACCAAATCTGGACAGGCAGATTCAAGATCTAGAATTTCTAGATTTGGCGCACGCTGTGTTACTTCACAACGTTCCGCATAGACTTTCAAGCCCACAGATGCAGGCCAATTGGCCAACCAGGTGTCAATCATCCTGTTGGCATATAAGTTGTATCCAGCTTGGTGGAAAGTGGTAATTACTTGATATTTCACAGGGATATTTAGTGATCCGTACCTTAGCCTATTTTCAAAATTCATGTTCGCTCAACAGTCGTGAGCCATTGGCAGCTTTTTTAGCAGGGGCACAAAAACACGGGCTTACACCTGTGCCAGACAGCATGAATGCTGATGCAGCCGTGATTTGGTCAGTGCTCTGGGCAGGCAGAATGCGTGGTAATCAACAGGTATACAAACATTATCGCAGTGAAAACAAACCTGTGATAGTGATTGATGTGGGTGCTTTGGTTCGTAATGTGACCTGGAAAATCGCTGTGAATCATGTTACTGCTCAAGGTCATTATGGACACACTGAGAATCTTGATTTGGACCGTCCGGCCAAACTTGGTGTGGCTTTACGACGCACAGTGACCACTGCTCCGTCGGTGTTGATCTGTGCTCAACACGCCCTGAGTCTACAGATGCAAAATTTTGCCTGCGTTGAAGATTGGATACGATTGGTATTGGCACAAGGGCGTGACCATACTGATAGACCATTTGTTGTTAGACCACATCCTCGTAGTACCATACGCAGAAATCTACTGCCCAGCGATGTGGTCATACAAGATCCACAAAAACTTCCAGATACATATGACAGTTTTGATCTTGGATTCCACCATCATGCTGTGGTGAATCATAATTCTGGGCCTGGCATTCAAGCCGCTATCAACGGCTGTAGACCCATAGTAGACAGCAGCAGTCTTGCAGCACCGGTTGGTGTGGATTGGCCAGACCTTGAACAGCCCTATGCCATTGACCGTGATCAATGGCTCATTGAGATATCACATACCGAATACACTGTGCCCGAAATGCAACAGGGCACTTGGTTTCCAAGAATTGCATCTTATCTAAATGACTGACAAATACGCCAAAAGAATCAGACGTGCTGTGGAATATCAGCAGCGTCTAGAAGAAACACAACGTGAGCAACGTGCTTTACACAAAGCACAACGTCGACTGGAAAAAATCCATGCTCGCCAGGCTCAAGAACCTGAACCAGCACCTCCCACACCAGCGCCTTTGATAGGTCCTTTGCACGTGGGCTGTTTGATTCATGGCACCGCCTATGAATGGCAATATGTAGAGAATCTGTACAACTCAGTCAAACGCAATTCAACATATGAAATTGTGTTTCATGTGTTCACAGAAGCCTACCGTGAAGTTCCCTCACACATGATCAAACATGAACTCAGGGAATGGGCTGATATTAATGGACCAAGAAAAAGCTGGTGGTACAAGATGCAGATATTCAATCCAGCCAATCACAGCGGTCCATTGTTATACTTTGACCTAGACACAGTGATTCTCAAAAGCATTGATTGGATCCCCAAACTCAGCATGCGATATTTTTGGGCTACCAAGGACTTTAGACATCTGTGGCGTCCCACACACCGTGGAATCAACAGCAGCGTTATGTGGTGGGATACACAAAGGTTTGAATGGATGTGGCAAGAGTTTCAAAAACGTGATATCTATCATTTGGTCAAGCAGTATCAAGGTGATCAAGACTATGTAAGTGATCTGCTGCCAGATCGCGATCTGCGTTATTTTCCGCCCTTGAGCACTGCCAGTTGGAGATGGCAGTGTCTAGATGGGGGCATGAACTTTAAAACACGCAGATACCTAGCACCAAACACAGGCACACAGGTAGATCCCGCAACTTCTATCCTAATTTTTCACGGATCGCCTAAACCTCATGAACTCTTGCACGATCGGGTGGTTAAGAATTTCTGGCAGTAATAAATACATAGATATAATGACTGTTAGAAAAATAGAATTTTATGGTTACAAAACATCCACTGAACCATGTGAAATTTCCGTGGTATTTGACAATGCGTTGATCTACAGTGGGGAAATTACCAATGAGCAAAGTCAACTGATTTGTGAGCACAATATCATAGTGCCTGCTGTGGAAATAGCAAGCACTGATGCTCAAATCGCTGAGATTATTCCTTTGCTGGTAACTGTGCATAGTGTAGTGGTAAAATGTACCCAGGGCAGTGCAGCAGTAACTGATGTCAAGTCACCAGCACTGCATGAGCAAGACGTGCCTTTGGTACAGGATCCAGGGTGGTTTTATCGAACTTTTGATGAAATTCACACCGAGCACAATTACGAGCATTTCGCAGAAGGTCAATCAGCCAGTCAAGATGTTAAATACAATGTACAGCGTTCGTGTGATGGAATACATATGAACAGCAGCATGGACACACACAATGAGCTTGGGGTGTATCATGAGAAAGTGCAAGCCAATGAGAGACTGCACTTTGATATAATGGTTAGAAACCTAATTGATTTTCTTTAGCAAGGAGTATTAGAAATGGCAACAAGAACTTTGACTTTCACAGGGATGAAACTGGGTGCTGACCCCACAGCCATTTCAGTGGATTTTGACGGGGTCAGCATATTTTCAGGAGCTATCTCGAACACAGAGCTAGGCACACTGTTCACGCATGATATCACAGTCAACGACATTCCTGCGGCTAGTGTACCCAATCCATTGACCAATGATGCTATTCCATTCTTGACCAGTACGCACACAGTTTCTGTGGAGTGTATAAGTGGAGCTACCATTGTTGTTGATGTTACAAGTCCACCATTGAGTGTAAATGATGAAACTCCTGTGATTCCAGATCCAGAGAACTTTGGCTTTCCTACCCCGGACTATCCTGCACAGCACGACGATCCCAAGTATGAAGTCACCTTGGACGGTGTGCCTGTGATCATTCAGCGCCAGCAAGGCAGTCAGGGTGCTTGGTATTATCAAGTACCAGCTGGCAGCACACTAGCATTCAAGGTCATGATTTATAACTTAATAACCTAACAACGTTTTTGGTTGCAAAATCAGCAAGAAACCCTAGTATTTGCTAGGGTTTTTTCTTGGTTGACCAATTAATTCCTTTTGTCTATAATACTTACATAACGTAAAATATTACAAAAGGAGCAACAAATGAGCACAATCATTGTCAAGCAGGGAGTGTACCGCAATCAACGTGTGGTAAACCAAACTTTTGCTTTGGTCAAGGGCTTCCAAACTGGTCGCAAGGGCGGCTTTGTTACAGTAAAATCAGATGGCGTGTTTGGCCCAGAATTTGATATTGTTAGAATTAGGGTCAACGGAATTGACAGTATTGAATACACCACAGGAGAACCCGTGAGCACAAACGTTTTGGAAATGCCCAAGAGCACCAAGGTAGAAACTGACGAAGAAGTCATGGACCGTATTGAACGGCGTTTCAACATACTAGACGACATGACCAAGGCCTCAATCAATGGCGACATTCGTGCTATGATTGTGCAAGGTCCTCCGGGCGTGGGCAAGAGCTATGGCGTTGAATACCAGTTGGAAAAGGCCGGCTTGTTTGACAAAATGAGCGGTCGCAAGATCAAGTACGAAGTTATCAAGGGTGCTATGACACCCATTGGCTTGTATGCAACGCTGTATCGACACAGTGATCCCAAGAATGTCTTGGTGTTTGATGACTGTGACAGCATCCTGTTGGACGACCTTGCACTGAACATTCTCAAGGCCGCATTGGATTCAGGCAAAAAGCGCCGTATCCACTGGAACGCTGACTCTGCTCTGCTGCGTCGCGAAGGTATCCCAGACAGTTTTGACTTCAAAGGTTCGGTGATCTTTATTACCAACCTCAAGTTTGACAACATCAAATCCAAGAAACTGCAAGACCACTTGGAAGCACTACAGAGTCGTTGTCACTTTCTGGATCTGACCTTGGACACCACACGTGACAAGATCCTGCGTATTCGACAGATCTTCCGCAAAGGCGATCTGTTCCAAGACTACGACTTTACGCCTGAGCAAGGCGAACAGATTGTGCAGTTCATGCAAGACAACCATGCTAGACTGCGTGAGATCAGTCTGCGCATGGCACTGAAACTTGCTGATCTTACCAAGGTCTCCAGTAACTGGCAGACACTGGCAGAAAGCACCTGCATGCGACACAATTGATTGCTCCGTGGGACTTCGGTCCCACTTGGTTGGACCCTTGCTCCGGTCCAATCTTTTAATAGGCACCCTTTGGTGCCTATTTTTTTGACTTGTGTAAATAAGCGTCATACAATTACACAATGCCCTACGCCAAACTTACCATACGCGATGAAGTCAATGTCAAGATCGAAGGACTAGAACTTGATGCAAGACGCACCCTGGTCAACAAATTCAAATATGATGTTCCCTATGCACGATATCTTCCTGCGGTGAGGCTAGGCCGCTGGGACGGCAAAGTTGCTTATTTTCAGTTGGGTGGTAGCACCTATGTGAATCTACTGCCTGATATCATTCCTATATTGGATGAAATGGGCTATG